TCTGAATTTGGGTTTTCTCAGACTAAGAGGGGAATTGCCTGGTCTAACACGTGAGCGTACCAAGCGGAGCCCCAATGGTGGGGATTGGAATAGGTCGTCCGTGCGACAATAATAACACGGATTGCTGGATGATTGCATCTTCCGGCTCTTAGCCCTCTAGGGGGCATTAGCACCGAATCAAAAACAACAGAAACGGCGCACCATGCGAACGGTTAAAAATCGCAAGATCAAGCGAAATGGCCCTGTTAAGAAGCGCTTTCAGGCGCGTCGCCAAAGGCGTCCCGGGTACGCACGTGGCGCCGTTAGAGTAGTCGGTGCTATGGATGGTGCTTCAAGGTCAATAGTTAGATCGAACACTAGGGTGATGAATTTGGCTGCGTTGATTACGGTCCGTGCAAATTCAGCCACCACTGAGGTGGATCAATATTTCGACCTTCTGAGCACGTGTGTTCAAGGTTTCAGTTCTATGGCTGCATTATATGAAAAAGTGAATGTCATTGGAGTTAAGGCGCAATGGTGTCCCATTTCTGCAATCGCCCATGATGGGGTGATTGGGTTGATGTGGGAAACCAACAGCGCAGTGTGTGTAACAAAGACTATCAATGACATGAGAGTCGTCAATTCCTCTATGGCAATGGTCATGCCTATTTGGTCGCCTGAGTCCAAACCCCTCTCGAAGCCGATGGATAAGATTGACGGTCTTCCGGCCGATACTGCCGGTACTGCTCACTACTTGGAGGAGGGTAGAAGCTTCGGTCTCCACGTGTCTACAAAGGGGTATCGCGGTGACCCGGCCAATACTACCGAGGAAGTTGGCACTGTGGTTGTTAGGTTTACTTTGCTGTTCGCAGCTCCCATGATTGCTGCTGCGGCACCTGAACCCACACCTGCGGTGATGTTGCCACAACGCGACGACTCTGATGCAGTAAGCGGACGCGACGTAGCGCTCGCTGAACAGCAATGAGTCACTTGATGCTGCCATATTACGGCCCCACCCGGGCAGGGGACACACAGCCCGAGGTCGTATACGAGTATGTGTTTGAAGCCATTCGACATGGGATAGGCAACACATTGGCCTCCGTGTACGACGTTGCTAATAAATTCCACTGGGACACTTCGGGCGACGCTGCTAGTGCTGCCCAGAGACTGCGTAGGTTATTGTCACATGTTGCAAAATTCTCGTCATCAAGTTTAGTTCTGTCTCGGATGATAGACCAGGTTAATTACTGGCTTGGAGTGGTGCAACATATTTACCCAGTTACGTTGAATTATGACCCATTTTTGACAATGGCCGAAGGTACGCCTGGGGTTTTGGCGTCCAATGGCAGTCTTGCCGGATCCCTATATTTTATTTTACCGGCAGAGAAAGTGTTCCATGTCAGGATCCATCATGAGCTGACAAGGGTTCTTGATACACGTTACATGACAACGACCCAAGGGTTCACTACCAATTACAAACACGCCATAGAAGGGTTTGTGCCCAATGCTACTTTGGCCACCACGGGACAATTTCAAGACTCTTCGTACTTGCTGTATCCTAGGGTTAGAACGCTGGTTGGTACATCACTAGCGCTGGCGACGATGGATAGTAGCGGCGGCTATTTTGCTGGCAGTGGCTCATTCAAAGGACCTGTTAGTGCGAGCCAGTGCTTGCAAGCACCAGTAGTTTATGATAGTCCAAACGTGACTAAGAATCCGGCAAGTTTGATACTATCAAACACACCCTTGTTGCCTGCTGAACTTGATGGATATGTCGCCCATAGCACAGATCCAGCGTACGGTTACGTCACAGAGGCGTCCACCACTGCTCCGGTGTATACTCAGACCTGGGAAGATGAGGTACGGGTGAGTACTTTCGTGCCTACTGGGTTGATGTCCTACTGCTATGTAGAAGGTTCGGCGAACCCCATTCGATGCATGATTTTTTCTGCGGGGTTGTGGGATGTCGAAGGTTCCTTTCTACATGTTGCAAAAGAAGCAGGAGGAACAAATTACAACCAGTGGACTGCTGAGGTTGTACCCAATACTGGCACGAGTGATGCTTATGTCCACCCTAGTGTGAGTTTGGTAACACACTATACCTTCACTCCAATGAGTGTGCAAGCCGATGTGGACTTGGAAATACCGCACGCAAATGGAGACAGGATACGCAGCAAATCTAGTTCTCGCCCTCTATTGCAACTCGGGGCAGGTGTCTCTTACGACCCCGAATTTCCTTCAGAGCAGGATCAAAGGGCACGCGATGTAGGTGATGCACGGCACATGGCCATGCCGGACACTGAACCGCATGCTGCGGTAAATTTGTCCACCAACTCAATGGCGAACTCTCGTCCTGTTTCTGCCCCTTTCCGAAGGAAGTAAATGACATTTTGTCAGATGTCTCTTCCTCTCTGGGGGATTGTCCCGTTTCCCTAGATTCCACATTCTCTAGTTCGCTTCCCAATCTACCGAATGTTTTGGTTGAAGAACCAGGATCTGAAACTGAGGGATGTCCCAACCCTTGAAATGGGATAGTCGCAGTATTTTTCTCAATTCAAAAATGCAGGCAACACAAACAAAAGTGATGACCTGCCATCCCCGAACTTTTGCCGGGAAAACAACAACACAAAACGGCGGCTTCGTGCGATGCCAAATGACCACAGAGTCTTGCAACACGCCCGCTGTAGCGCCAAAACCAAAGCAATTGATGAAAACTGTGACTACACGTTTCCATGTCGAAAGGACCCTATACATGGATATGGAAAAGAGGGACTACGAACAATGGGTTACCAATGATGCCTTGCGAAATTCCCATTGTTTGTTCACTTCGGTCATCACTCCTTCGAGACATAGCTCTTATATGCACCTTGGCAACGTGGTAGGGTTACTCGTTGCCTATGAAGCTTTGCTACTGTCCCGGAAAAAACACAATCGCGAAGTCCATGCACGAAATGGAAATGATGACAATGTGGACCCGTTGACTACTCCCGCGGTTAAAACCTTTTTGGAAGATACCGTTGCATTCCTGCATCGACCTTATGGTGCAATCGGGTTTTACGCTTATCAAAGGGAGTTTGTCGTCGCATTGAGGGACCGGAACCTCTGCATTGGGTCCACTAGTGTCGAAAATTATGCGGATCTGTTAGCCGCTAGGGCAACTGAAGCATGTGAAGGTCCTACTGAGTATGCCCTCTTGGACATTCGACACTATTGTGGAAACCATGGACTTGGTATAGTTTCCCCTTCATGGGAAGCTCGCTCACAATTCTATGTGGCTTTGGCTTACGATCGGTTTAAGTCGGGGGGTCTTGCTTACACCGAAAACGAATTGTTTGAAGCGATGTATCGCGAGGCAAGTTCACTTAGGTTCGCAAGGAATGTGATCCATCTGTACGAATACGCAAGTGCATTTGAGATCGAATTGAGCCCCATTGAGGACCAAGCTTACGCTGCAGCTCTAGCCATGACCCACAACCATGACATGCATGCTTTGAACGGCAACGTTGATTTTGGGGGCTTCATTTTGCCTGGCGGACCGTTTCCTGACAGACCAGATTCGCCAGTTGAAATTCCGGCGTCACGCCAAATTCTACCTCTTAGAAGGCATGATGTTCATGATGAACCCCCTGGGGAATCCAGGGTTGCACAGGAGGAAGAGGCTGTTGTGCTACCCTCTGAACCCCCTGGGGAATCTAGGGTTGCACAAGAAGAAGAGGCTGTTGTGCTACCCTCTGGAGACATTGATGAGAGATCTGTGATCCATGACGGAGCTCTAGTTTCGTTTCGAAGTGAACAAAGCCAAAATTCAAACCCCCCCTCTGTCCTCTCTTCAGCCTCTCGTCCTCGGAATGTTCCTCGACGGCCGGTTCTGCGAATTGTTCCCCCATTGCCTCTTCCGCACCACGAATACCTGCCGAGAGAAGTTCCCCATTCCCCCAGAAGTGTCAATGAGGAAGATGAGGAAGCAGCCGAAATCGCGGATGCTATGGCTGCAGTTGAAGCCGACGAACCTCTTGTTGCCGACGAAATTGAAATTGATGTTCCTGCAGCCGCACAAGAGCAAGAAGGCGTCGCCGACGTGGTGCAACGAGAAGTGGCGCAAGGACTAGAAGTCGAGCAGTTTCGACGAGCGGTAGGATCATATCTGGGGCCGGGTGTGGGGTTTGTCCCCCCTGGCGCTAGACTAGGACCGCAGCCAGTTGCGCCCAACAGACAGCGCATGACGTTAGTGTGCTGCAAAGAACGGTGGCCGGAGATCGAACGTGCACCGTGTCAACGTCTTGTTGCGCTTATTCCCGCCAGATGGAGGTATAAGTTTCTGCACAGATGGGAAGTTACAGAGACTGTGCCCAATCTCCCTCATGAGACTCATCATTCCGAGAGGACCAGTGCGCTGTCTAGACGTTTGGGCAGCGCAATTGATGTTGTTAGGATGCGGACCAAATTTGAAGAGATCAAACGTCATCATGTCCGCGGGGTATACCCTGATCTGCGGGTCGGCACCCACACTCGAAATGATCTGTATGTTAATGATCCTGGTCTTGTGTGGGCAGAATGCACCGATCATTTGCGTGCGGATACCTATTACTTGAGGAGGCGATTTTGGTTGTATGTTGCGATGGTGATCCTTCTGCTGTCGCAATTTGCAGTGGTTGCGGTCCTCACTGTGATGGGTGTCACGCGAGTGCTATTGGCCGCCTCAGATATGGCATATTATGCTCTGGAGTTTTCTACTGAACATGATAATGCCATTATGGGCATGTATTATCTCGCTAAGTCAGCAGCATGGTTGTTCCATTTACTGACTGCTGTGACACTATCGGTCAGATATTTCGTGCTGACCTGGCCCATCTTGTTCTTTTTGTTATACCTCTGTGAAAAAGAACTAGATCGATGCCGAGAACGGGGTGTGAAGTGTGTCAGTGGGCCAATATGCCTACCTTTGTTATCTGATGCATGTCATTCGACGCTACACTACGACTCAGAGCAACGAAGATTATGGCTCATACGGGCATTCAATCATAATGTCCCACAAGAATTGGGGGAACTTATACCCACTGTCCACTCACTCTGCGATGACATCAGCGCAGAGAGACAGGGAAACTTGTAAGACGCGGTCTCCTAGGGTGCATGGGATACAGGGCCACAGAACGAAATGTGCCTTTGGCCCCGAACATCACTGTAGTCGGATGGTCTGCTAGGTCAGCAGACGTGGTGCTACGCTCAACGGTGGGCTTGCCTACGTGGACTACTGCCATAGCACTCAAACCAGCCAGGAGACAATACGTACCTGACAAACTGCAGGTCGTATCCCTTGGATGTAATGTCAAAGGGGCGTGCTTACCTTTCCCTGATATTGGCCATGTCCCAAGCAACATAAGGGGGGCTATGCACAGGTATTTGCGTGCTGTTCCCCCTATTTCGGTCAATGCGTTGCACCCCTTCAGGGGTTTTGTCCGAATGCTTTTGCGTAAATATTTTGTGCCACTGGTGCCGTGGGACCCAAATCTTTTGTGGCAAAATTTTAAGGAGCACCTAAAACAGAGTGGTTACAATATGAAACAGAGGGCCGACTATCAACTTGCCCGGGATCAAATCGAGAGCGGCAACTTGGACCGTTTGTATGATGTTGCCGGACACGACAAGGCCGAGTTCCAAGAGGAATATAAAAATCCTCGCATGATTAACGCCAGGAGCCTCAAATATAGAGCTCTGGTAGGTCCCAGCGCCCATGCGATGGAACAGGCCGTGTATTCTCTCGAAGTACGAGGCCACAAAATATTCATTAAACATGTGCCGGTCGCCGAAAGAGCGGGGTACATTATGAATGTGCAACAACCAGGCAGCGTGGTTTATGAGACGGACCACTCCGCGTTTGAAGCCCATATGGCACCTGAAATCATGGACGTGTGCGAGATTGCTTTGTATAAGTATATGCTCGCGAACGTGCCTGATTCCGAGTTCTTGATAGACAAATATGTCAAGGGCTTAACTGGTGTAAATCGTTCCAGACATGAAGGATTCAAGACCTTCTGCAGAGGTAGAAGGATGTCTGGCGATATGGTTACCTCATTGGGCAATGGGTTTACTAATCTTTGCTGTGCAGCATGGGTTATGTATAGGTGCGGTTACAATTTCGACGAATACGATTCGTTCTTCGAGGGTGACGACGGGCTGATACAAGCTAGTGCACCCGTTGGAGAGCGCAGGAAACCTACTACAGTCCAGTTCCATGAACTAGGATTTGAGGTTAAAATGGCGCAGCGAACCAGTATCGCCGAAAGCACTTTTTGCACAATGGTGGCCGATGAAGTTGATAGGCAAAATATCATTGATCCTGCCGTCGCACTTTGCAAATTTGGTTGGACATTTGCGGCCGGGAAAGAAAACAAGAAGCTTCACAAATCGTTCTTACGTGCAAAGGCCCTTAGCCTTAAATGTGAGGCCCCCGGTTGTCCTATTGTCCGTGCTTTGGCTGACTTCGGGCTCCGAGTCACCAAGGGGGTGCAGGCCAAATTTGATTTCAAAGAAAGATGGTGGTTGGAACAAGTGGGAATTGATCTCCAGTTGGGTGCCCCGAAAGCAGGGACCCTCGAAAGGGCTGATGCTGTCACAATCGGTCTCGGAAGCAGGTATGCCATGGAACGTCTTTTCGGCGTGCCGGTATGCGCGCAGATAAAGATTGAAACATGGCTGGCTGGCCTGAATGACATCCGAGAACTCGATTCACCTGACATAATTGCCCTGATGAGAGACACTTGGTTCAACTACTACGAGTTGCACTCTTTGGAGGTGTAGTCATCACCTCCACGTCCCGGCGACCAGCGTAAAGGCCGCAACGAAAATCGTCTTGAACGACCAGTAGTCAAAAGATGGTGGTTGGAACAAGTGGGAATTGATC